CTTGCTTGCTCTGCAAATAGCCATGAACCAAGCCATGGCCGAGATTCCCGTCGTTTTCTTTACCATGGAGATGTCTGCAGACCAACTGACCCAGCGTATGCTCTCGAACCTCGGAACGATGGACGGGGCAGCATTCCTTAAGCCCGACGAGCGTATCACTACGGAGCAGTTCCTGACCTTGGCACAAAAGGCCGACCAACTGAAAGGGAAGCCTCTCTACATCGTGGACCTGCACCAAGCAAACCTTGACCGAATCGAGGGGGAGATAGCCAAACTCAAGGCCAAGTTCGGAATCGTTGGTTTCTACCTTGACTACTTGCAACTCGTGGAACCCGCCAAGATTGACAAACCCAAGCCCAAGATTGAGCAGATGACCAACATTAGCAAGCAACTCAAGGCAATCTGCAAGAGGCAGAAAGTTTTCGGGGTCGTGGTTTCTTCGCTCTCAAGGGCAACCGAGGGCAGGGCAGACCATCGACCCATCATGTCCGACCTTCGGGAAACAGGACAACTGGAATTCGATGCCGACAAAATCGCCTTCGTGTACCGCCCCTACGAACACGACAAGAACGCAGAGCAGGACCTCATGGAGGTCATCTTCCGAAAGAACAGGAACGGCAGCCTTGGAATCGCCCAAGTCCAATGCCAACTACCTTACACCAAAGCAAACGAATATCCGCTATGACCCCCGAATACACCCTGCAAGCAGCCTGTGTCAAGTTGTTTAAACTCTTGAAGCCCCACGAAGAAGGGCGATTGTTTCTCAACCTCAACAACCCCCGAAGCCGAACGAACGGTCATTTTCTCAAGGGCATCGGCCTGACCGCTGGGGTTGCCGATATGACCTACCTGTCGGACAAAGGGGCCATCTTCCTTGAGTTCAAAGCCGAAAAAGGAAAGCAGTCCCTCTCGCAGAAGTGGTGGCAGGGGGTGGTCCAAGAGGCAGGCTACCGATACGAGGTCATCAGGAGCGTTGAAGATTTTCAGCGAGTGGTTGCAAGTGTGGAATAGTTGTGTAGATTTGTTCCATGCGATACCTACTGCTGCTCCTGCTGACCGCTTGCACCAACGACCGCCCTTGGAAGGTGATTGAGGTCCGGGCCAAGGGTAACGCCTGCGAGTATGTCCTATCCCGCTCCAACGGATTCGGGCCACAAGTCAAGACCCTGACCGATTCGTGTGGTGCGTACAAACTATTTCAAACCTTAAAACCTAAATGAAATGACTCAAGAACAATGGGAATACGAAGCAGCATGCGCTGCAGAAGCAGAGTATGAGGCTCAAATGGCTTTTTATGAATATTTAGATAAATTGATTGCTGATAGAGAGTATCAATTACACGCACTTGAAATAGCATTGGATATGCTTAATTCAAAAAATTTTGCCAATAGTGGTATGTCGCCTAAAGATTGGTTAAATGCAGAAAGAAATCGTCTGTTGGCTACAAACACAAATGATATGCAATGATGAAACGATTTTTAGTATTTGCAGGTGATGCCTATTATCCTGAGGGAGGGATGAATGATTTTCAGGAGGACTTTGACACCTTGGAAGAGGCAAGAAGTTTTGAATCAAAAATCAAAGAAGAGTTTAAATCTATATGGAAGGACAGCTGGAAGAACTTCAAATGGACCGAGATTTGGGATTCTGAAACACGAACCCACGTTTAATACCCAATCGGGTATAATGCATAGAAAAACCCACGTTTAATACCCAATCGGGTATAATGTAAAGAAAAACCCAAAATTTATACGCATTCGGGTATAATCGTCAGCCTCTGGTCTTACCAAACCTCCCCCATCGTTAGCCTATAATCTTACCAACCAAACCCCAACCCCATGAAACACAAATTTTCAATTAACCGATTCACCATCGCTTTTACCGTCTTGTTGTTAGCGGTAGTGCTATTCAGTAGTTGCGAGAGCCAACCAACTGACAAAATTTGGTATGGTAATAATGGGATGGTAGTTGAATTAAAATCAACTAACGATAGACAATATGGTAAATGGAAATATATTATAAGAGATGATTTTGGCGAAATATTAATTAGAACAAATGAAGAGTGGAATGTTGGTGATACGTTGTATGTCGGAAAGCATTACCGCTAACTCGCTTATTTGTGAAGTCAATTATGTCAAAATTTTTAAAAACAATGGTACTAAACCCGATTATGCACAATAAATCATATCGCTTTATTATACGCAATCAGATACAATGAATGAGAAATCGGTCAATAAGCACCCTTACCGCATACAATGAATGATAAATCCGTCAGCCTACACGCTTACCAAACCTCCCCCACCGTCAGCCTTAATTGCTTATAACGGTTCGTGTATTGGCGATGTTGCCAATTTAAAAAACAAATGTTCAAAATTTAAACAAAAGTTGATATGAAAATTGAAGTTAAAATAACCGATGAAGCTGGCAATATTCGCCAATACGTTGTTAGCGGTTCGTTGCCGTCTGATGATGTTCCTTTAATGATTTGGGCAAATGTTTATAATCCAATAAAAACCGATAGTTGGGATTTACACCACACAGAAGCATCTGCTGTCAAAAATTCAATAGGTGCTAAAACACATTGTTATATACACGAAAGTGTCTTAGGCAATGTAACATAACTCTCTCATTCGTGAACAAATCGTCAGCCTCTGGTCTTACCAAACCTCGACCAGCGTCAGCCTGTAAACTGACCAACCAAACCCCAACCCCATGAAACTATACGCATTCCAACCACAAGGACACGGTGAGCAATCGTTCTTCACTATTGCTAAAAGCGAAGAAGAAGCCATCAAAGCCGTAAACAAGCATATTCAAAAAGTTTACCCAAAGGGCAGTCCTAACGAATACGATGCACACGGATTTGGAACGGACTATTACAAAATGACTGTCATTGAAGAAGGACAGGTCGTTGAGAATAATAACCAATAACCAAACCCCAACCCCATGAAAACCACACCTATCGATTTCCGACGCTGGCAACTCCACATCCGCAAGGAGTGCGTCAACTGCAACCGCCCCGACAAAAGCGAAACCATCAAGGCTTGGTCCGTGAACTGGACCCTGCTCGGTCGTATCCTCCAAGCCAAAAACGCCTGACCATGGAATGGATTAAATGCTTGGACCGGATGCCGACACCTTACGAGCCTGTCCTGATATTCACGACCGATATGAATCAAGCCTTGGCATGGCTCGGAGATGGCCGTTGGTGCTACGAACACCAAACTTGGTTCCTAATCGAAGTGAGCCATTGGATGCCACTACCCCCTAATCCTTTTTAACCCAAACAAAATGAAAAACGAATTTATCCCTTACGAACAAGCCCTTGCACTCAAGGAACTTGGGTTTGATGAACTTTGTTTTGGTTGGTATAATCAAAGGCAAATCTTGTTATGGTTTACGCAGGATAATTTTTGGCATGAGATGGATGAAGCCGAATGTATTGCACCCCTCTACCAACAAGCGTTCAGGTGGTTCAGGGAGAAGTGCGTGTTTTACGTCAACATGGTTGAGCCTGACCTATTCTACTTTGTTGTTCACCTTGTAAATCCAATAAAAGAGCCAACTGATTTATTTATAAGCGAGCATTGTAAAACCCACGAAGAAGCGGAACTTGCCTGCCTTAAAAAACTAATTGAACTTTCAACCCAAACAAAATGAAAACACCAGACGAAATACTCGCCAAGCACGAAGACGCTAATGAAATGCACTTCCACCAAGTTGATAGGGAGTGGATTATTCAGGCCATGAAGGACTTTGCATTTGAGTTTGCGGAGGCAGCCGTTGAGAATTGGGGCTTGACCAAAGTTGAACGGATTTACTTAGAAGGCTACTACAGAAAAATAACTCAATGACCATGGACCTAATATCACGCACCATCCTCGGATATACCGCAGAGGTTGTCGGAGTCAGCCCGGACGACATCTTGAGCGACGTAAAAACTCAAGAACTGGTGCTGGCTCGCAGCATCTTTGCCGACATCGCCTACTCGGAATACCTGTACACCTACTGCCAAATCGGTCGAATCATCAAGAGGAACCACGCAACCGTCATGCACAACCTCGAAATCCTTGCCAAAAACATGAGAGCAAGGCCCGACATTAAATTCCTTCGTACACAGGTTCTTAACAGGACACGGGATTTTTTGCAACATTAGCGAGAACCCCCTCCATCTTTGCGTGAGTGTACGCAGAATCAATCATCCTTGAACTCTACCGCAGCGGTGAAATCCGCAGGGCTTGCCTCACCATCACGGGGGGCAATCCGCTTTGGAAGGACCTCGAACAAGAGGTCGTCCTGATTCTGCTCGAAAAAGACCCCGACAAAATTACCAAGATGCAGGTCCAAGGCTACCTGCGCTTCTACATCGTTCGCCTCATTATGAACCTGTACCGGGGCAACAACAACCAGTTCGCCAAGAAGTACCGTCATCACGACGAGCGGGTCGAGGTTGACCCCGAAACCCAAGAACTGGGCAAGGACTACGACTCCCTGCTTGACGACCTTTGGGCCATTGCCCAGCAAGAAATGGACTCTTGGGCCAAGGATGGGGCCTTCCCGTACGACAAAGAACTGCTGAACCTGCTCATGCAGACGGGGAATATGAAAGCCATGTCAAGGGAAACGGGCATCCCGTACAGGTCCATCATTTACTCCATCGAGCAGGCCAAAGCCAAAATCAAAACCGCAATCGAGTCCAATGGATATACTGGTCTATCCCATCCTGATTAGTGCCTTGGCGACCCTTGCGGTCGTGGAGTTCCGGGTCCTGCCGGGATGGTTCTACGCTTTGCCATTCGCCAAGCGGAAGCCTTTTTCGTGTATGACCTGCTTCGGGTTTTGGCTTGGGGTGCTGCTGACCCTGCCGACCTGCCAATGGTACTTGGCCCCTATCCTTGGCCTCGCCTCATCTGCCACCGCAATAATCATCCGGGAATGGACCTTCAAATGACAACCGACCAGTTCGTAATTGCCCAAAAGCACCGCAAGTACTGGGACCAATACATCGCATCCCTAACCATGCGACTGCCACCCGATGCGGTTGGTGAACTGCAAGCCATCCTGACCGCTCACGGACGACCGCCTACGAATTGGTGGTGTGCGGACTGCGTAAAATCGGCCCTTCAATACATTTACCTACAAGCGGACCTGTTCCTCGAAGTCAACCAAAACACCATAACGCACCCACTGAATGTCAACCCCAAAGGCGAAGGATGACGAAGCCCAAGTGCAGGCTCGGATGGACTCGCTGATGATGGTGATTACGACCCTCTGCGACTGCATCGGAGCGGTGGATGAGTCCAATGCCCCGAACCAGTACGAAGTGAAAATGAAAATTGTAAACAAGATAAGCGACCTAATCGACAAAATCGAATACTAATGGCAGGCCGACCCCCAATTTGGAATACCCCCGAAGAACTATGGGCTGCGTTTGAGCAATACCGAGCCGAGAACAAGGCCAACCCTTACAGGGTGCAGGACTATGTCGGCAGGGACGGGGACATGGTTTACCGGGACAAAGAGCGTCCGATTACCTTTCGGGGCTTTGAGGGATACCTTGCAGAAAATGGCGTTTGCCATAACCTATCGCAGTATCGAAATGGAGATAGCGACCATCACAAGGAATTCTTATCAATCATTACACGCATAAGGCTGACCTGCGACAAGGATATGCTGGAGGGTTCAAGTGCTGGCGTTTACTCGGCCAACATTGCCTCACGTCTGCTTGGCTTGGTTGACAAGCAGGAGAACACGGTCCACATCGAGCAACCCCTGTTTGGGGATGGACTTTAAGTACACGACCGCTATCAGCCGAATCCGTCGGATGACGGCCCGGAAGAAGGTCATCCAAGGCGGAACAAGTGCAGGGAAAACCCTCGCTATCCTTGCAGTCCTCATAGACATCGCAGCAAAGAACAAGACCGAGATATCGGTGGTTTCCGAATCCATCCCCCACCTACGGAGGGGAGCAATCAAGGACTTTGCCAAGGTCATGCAATGGACAGGCCGATGGGTCGCAGACCGATGGAACAAGACCCTGCTCACCTATCACTTCGCCAACGGTTCAATCATCGAGTTCTTTTCTGCTGATTCAGAGGCAAGGCTCCGAGGTGCAAGGAGGCAGGTCGTTTACATCAACGAGGCGAACAACATCGACTTCGAGTCCTACTACCAACTTGCCATTCGTACCAGTGAGGCCATCTACATCGACTTCAACCCGACGCATGAGTTCTGGGCGCATACCGAGGTCCTGCCCGAACAGGATGCAGAACTGGTCATCCTGACGTATCAGGACAACGAGGCCCTGCCTGATACCATCAAGAGGGATATCGAACTCAACCGCACGAAAGCCGAAACCTCTGCCTATTGGGCGAACTGGTGGAAGGTCTATGGCCTCGGTCAGGTCGGGACGCTTCAGGGTGCGATATACGAGGACTTCGAGGTGGTGGAGGGTATCGATGTCAGCCGTGCGAAATTCGTCGCCTTAGGGCTTGACTGGGGCTTTAGCAACGACCCTACGGCATTGGTCGCTATCTACCGACAAGGGGATTGCATCTTGGTGCAAGAACTGCTCTACGCTACGGGCCTGACGAACCAAGACATCGCAGACAAACTGCGGTCGCTGGGCATCACAAGGGCTTGGGAAATCGTGGCCGATTCAGCCGAACCGAAGTCCATCGAGGAAATCTACCGACTTGGCTTTAACATCAAGCCAGCGGAGAAAGGCCCCGATTCGGTCAGGAACGGGATAGACATCCTGAAACGCTTTAAATTGCAGGTTACCAAGGATAGCACAAACCTGATTAAAGAACTGCGGTCCTACACTTGGGCAACCGATAAGGAAGGCAAGAACACGGGGGTCCCGATTGATTCCTTCAACCACGCCTGCGATGCGATGCGGTATGTGGCCCTTAACAAGTTACGGGTCAGTAACTCAGGGAAGTATGTTGTGGTGTAACTTTGCAGTACTAAACCCCTAAACAATGACAGAGGAACAAATTAGAACACTAAAGAGCTGGGATATTGAAATAAAGTTTTTTGACCGAGGATGCGTGGTTAGAGTTGGATGCAAAGGATTTGCCTTTGAGAGCGTTGAGGAAGCGATGGCAGAACTTGTGGCATACACCAAAGACCCGATTGAAGTTGGCAAGAAGTATGCGCCAATGGAATTTATTGAACTCAAGGCATGAACACCGAACGCATCCTTGACCTGCTCATCGAAATCGGGAAGACGCTTGCAGCCGTTTTCTTTATTTTCACTTTACTGACCCTCCTTTGGACCTTATGAAAGTCGTTCACTATTACCACATCTACTGCGGAGGCAACTGGCAGTTAATCCTCAACCAGCACATGATGGCCGTGTGCAATTACGGTCTTATCGGGGTCTTGGACGAGATTCGTGTCGGCATCGTCGGTCCACCCGAACAACGCAAGGCGGTCAAGGAGGTGCTGGAGAACTCGATGGTGGCCGATAAGGTCAAGGTGGTCGTTACCCGGACCAATGCTTGGGAACAGGCGACCCTGACCGAGATGTACCGGGCCTCGCAGGAAGAGGAAGCCGTGTACTTGTATGCCCATACCAAGGGAGCTGCGAATCCATCCTTGACCACCCAACTATGGGGCAGGTCTATGCTGTTCTTCAACGTGGTCGCATGGGAGCGTTGCTTGCAACTGCTGGAGGGAGTCGATGCGGTCGGCTGCCACTGGATTACCAAGGAGCAGTTCCCTCACATGGCTGACCAAAACAACCCCGAAGGCTATCCATACTTTGGGGGCAACTTTTGGTGGGCGAAGTCGAGCCACATCAAGGAACTCGGTGAGCCGAAACGAGAGCAACGCTATCAAGCCGAGCATTGGATTGGCAAGAAACCCGACACCAAGGTCTTTGACTCCAACCCCGGCTGGCCTTCGCCTGAACGCTTTGTCATAACCTTCTAACATGAAAAAACACATCGACCAACTCAAGGCTTTGGACTACTCGCACATCTACACGACTGCGGTGGAGCATATCATTGAAATCTACGAGGAAGCCAAGAAGCACAAGGGAGGCCACGCTTTAGAACTGGGTTCCTACCTTGGACACTCGACGCTCGCTATCGCCTTGGCCGGGCTTGACGTGGTGGTTTACGATACCGATACAACGGTTGAGGATAAGCGCAAAGCCCTCCTGTCCAAGTTCAAGGTCGAATGGAACAACCAACCGAGCCACATGGCCCTGCAAGAGTTCAGGACTTTTGACTTCATCTTTCACGACTCTGACCATGGGGACGGCATGATTCCCGAAATGGTGGAGTTGTTCAACAAAGCCCTCAACCCCGGTGGGACGATGGTCATCCACGATGCCGAACTGCTGACGATGGTCAACCTTACGAGCCAACTGCAACCACACG